ACGGGCAGCGCGGTCACCGTCTCGCAGGTTTCCATCACCGCCGCCAATCAAACCGTCACGGAGACGAGGCTTCCCTGCACGACGAACCACAGCGCGGGAACGGGTTCGTTCGGACTGTCCACGCTGATGTCTCCGGTCGATCCCGTGGTCGGAGCGCGCGGGAATCCCATGATCGGATTGCTGGTCGGGAAAAACGTGGATTGGACCGACCTCACTCAATTTCCCTACACGCTGTACAGCGTGTCTCGTAACTTCTTGATACTTAACAACACGGGAAAGTGGTCCGCGTCCAATTCGATCGTCTATGACTCGGTGCCTGTTCCTTGCGTGGCGATGAGGTTCGAGTAGATGGCCGCTCTCAGCGTGTTCACGATCACCTCGGCGACGGGGAACGGCACGACCACGACCTACACCGGAACGATCACCAGCGGCGCGACTCCGCTGAAAGTGGGCATGCCGATCATCGTCGTGGGCTTCGTGGCGCAGCCTGGATTCAACGGGACCAAGCTGATCAACGGCGGGAATCTCACCACGACGTTCACTGCACTGAACGCCACGAACGCGAGCGAAACGCACGCGGCGACGGGAACGGTCGACCCGGAAGGTGTCCCTGTGTACCCCACGGATGAAACGACGAACGCTTTGGGATACGGCGTGTCGACGCGGTCCGGCGAAACATTCAACGTCCCGCTCGGGAACGCGCAGGGCGTGAATCTGTCCGGGCTCGGGCAAATCTACCCGACGGGGAGGAACTGATGGCGGTCAACGTGAAACTCGCGCCGTACTCCCTCGGCGGCGAAGTCGCGATCGCCGGGCTCACTCCGGTCACTGTCACCTACGCCGGCCGCGCGCAGAATCCCTATCCGCCCGGGAACGTGAAGGTCAACGGCGTGGCTTTCCCGGCGACGACGTCCGGCGACGCGGTCATCACCTGGAATCATCGCTACCGGCTCGGACCGTTCATCGTCGCGCAGGATGCCGCGGACGTGCCTCTGGGCCCGGAGGGAAACTACACGATTGTCATCGTGATCAACAGCGTGACGATTCGCACGGTCACCGGGATCACCGGAAAAACGTACACGTACACGCGCGCGCAGCGGCTCATCGATAACGCGAACGCGGCTCTCCCGACGTCCATCACGATCACGCCGGTGAACGGGAGCCTGGTCGGAACGCCGCGGACTTTAACTTTTGTGATGGGGCCATAGGCCAAAGAGGTCAGCATGAACGGTCAAATCCTCAAAGAGGACACGATCGAGGGACGCCTGGCGATGGTCGCGAAGTCGGTTCGGCGCATCGTGGAGGCGAGATACCGGAAATCGGGAGGCCAACATGAAGGCTCGCCGATCCCTGGCTACTTCGATTATCGAGAGGCGTTTCGACCTTTCCTGAGGGAATGGGAAATCTGGATCCGCATCGACCAGGCCAGGAAAACCTCGTCGCGCGCGCTCACAGAGGTCGTGAAGGAGCTGGCCGATCAACTTCCCGAACTCGAGAAGGAAATCGAGATCCTTCGCGAAAAAGGAATCGACCTGTGAGCGCGCAGATCATCACCTGGCTAATCGGCGTCATCTTCGGCGCGGGCGGTGCGTACGTTACGCTCCGCCGGATGGGGCGCGACCTGAACGGCGTGGGCGGCCGACAGCGCAGGTTTGAGAAGAACCTGGTGCTCGTCCTGATGGTGGTCACGGACAAGCGCGAGGACCGAATGTTCTTAGCCCAATTTTTGAAGGACCCGTGAGGACAATGAACTTTCCAATCGATGCCGCGACCATCTCCGGAGTACTCGGGTTCTTCGGACCGATCGAACTCGTCAGCGTGAACTGGCCGATCGTCGAGGCCTCGCTCGATGCGGCCGAAATTTATTCCGAGATGACCTCCATCGCCGCGATCGCAACCATCGCCGTCGAGACCGGATGTTTTTCTCCGATCAAGGAGCGCGGCGGTCCGGCGTACCTCACCGACTTGTACGAGAACCGAAAAGACCTCGGAAACATCCAGCCGGGCGACGGCGTGAAGTACCGCGGCCGCGGCTTCGTGCAGATCACCGGGCGATGGGACTACGAGCATTTCGGCAAGGAGACCGGGCACGACCTCGAGGCGAATCCGGATCTCGCGCTCGACCCGGCCGTCGCCGCGGACATCCTCGTTCTGTTTTTCAAGGAGCGGCACATCCCCTACTTCGCGAACGCGAAGAACTGGCCGATGGTCCGGCGCCGCGTCAACGGCGGAATGACCGGATGGGATCGATTTTCGGACGCGGTGACGAAGCTGATCGCCGTGCTCAACCTAAACCCGGCAGCGACCGGAAATTCACCGGAGGTAAAGTTATGACGACTGTAATCTATATCCTTCTGGCGGCTGCTGTGGGCATCGCCGTGGGAGCCGTGCTGCACGCCTGGTTCGCGAAGGAGGAGGCGGCGACGAAGACCGAGGTGCAGGCCTGGGCCGAGGAACTGAGAAAAGCGCTCGCGGCCGATGCCACAGCGGTCCGAGGAAAAATCGAATCCCTCGCCGCGAAACTCGAAGCCAAACTGTGATGGCGCTCAAGGACGTTTCCCATTGGGTCCTGCAGATCACTCACGGAAGGACAACCGCTTTTTTCATCGCGTTCTTCATCGCGGGCAACACGCTCGCAGTCCTGCACAACGCCGCCGGCGCGCCGCTGCTCACCTCGACCTACGTATATTTCATGGCCACGCTCGGAGGCCTCGTGCTCGGGCACTCGGTCAAGGAGGACCTGGTGGAAATGAAAAACCGGGCGAACGGCGCGCCGCCGCCGGAACGGAGTCACGATGCTGACCACCAGGCATAAGCTGGAAATCGCGGGAGCAGTCCTCGCTCTCGCGGCGTGCGCGGTTCTCGGAGGAGCGTGGCTCGGTGCGCGCGAGGAAGCAATCCGCGCGAAGGCGACCGTCGACGCGCAGAACCAAGTGATCGCCACGGCGGAAAAACGGGACAAGGACCTGGTCGCGGCCGAGACGGAACGCGATAAAGCGACCGCGGCGAACGTCGCGGCGCTGCAGGCGGCTGCAGCTCGTCAAACGACGCCGGCGGAGATCGCCGCGTGGCTTCCGAAGCAGCTTTCCACTCCGCAGCCGATCACGTTCACGATTCCGGCGCCGACCGCCGCAATCCCCGTGCCAAACGCCGTAGCGTCGATTCCGCAGGCGGATCTTCCCGCCTTGCGGGATGAGGTCTCCCAGTGCCAGGTGTGCGGCGTACGGCTCGCCACGGCGCAAAGCGACCTATCCTCGCGCGATGCGAGACTGGTCGACGCCGGCGAAAAACTCTCGGCCATGACCAAGGAGCGGGATACCTGGAAGGACGCGGCGAAGGGCGGCGGGTTCTGGTCGCGAGTAAAGCGCTCGGCGAAGTGGCTGGTGATTGGAATCGGCGTCGGGGCGGTCGCGGTGTGCGGCTCCGGGCACTGCAAATAAGCAAAGAAAACTTTACAGTTGTCAACGAATCGTTGACTTTCGCCCGGTGCCATCTGGTGCCGTTCTGGTGCCAGCAGATAGCGTTCTGCCGCAGCATGCCGCAAGGCAGTTTCACTGAAAACAGGCATGTTACGCTGTGCCGCATGATGCCGCAACCCACCAGAAAAGGCTTTGCAGACCTCTCCCTTAGGCCTCTTGGGTACCGCGCCGCCGTTGATTATGCTGGACTTGTATCACTTTTCGAGGAGCTCGTTTCCGCTTGGTGCCATCCTGGTGCCAGCGATCGAGCGTTCCGACGGCCGCGTGCCGGTGTTCTTGGCTCAAGTGGGCGTAGCGCATGGTGGTCTGAATCGAGGCGTGGCCGAGCAGTTCTCCCACGGTGCGGATGTCCACGCCGCCCATGACGAGCCGCGATGCAAAGGTGTGACGGAGATCGTGCCAGTGCAGGTCCGGGATCCCGGCGCGCTTCACCGTTTCCTCGAACCACTTGGAAAAGTCTCGCTGTCCTTCGCGCTTTTTGCGCGGGCAAACGTACGGCGAGCCGTTCGAGATTTTGTACAGCGCGCGCAGGGATTTTCCGGCTAGTTCATTAATCGGAACGAACCTGCGCTTCGGTCCGCGGCCGCGGCTTCCCTTCCCCATCACCAGTAGGTTTTTCCGCTCGAGGTCCACGCCTGACCACGTCAAGTTAAACTCCTCGGCGCGACGCATGCCGGTCGAGAGCGCCAGGTCGAACTCGGCGACGCGCTCTGGAAAATCCGCGCGGATGGCGCGGCGGAGTTTCTTTTCTTCCTGGTCGGTCAGAAACCGCACGCGGCCGGAAGGCTCGGGGCGCACCGTCACGCCGGCGACCGGGTTCGAGGGAATGTGCTTGTTCCGGACAGCCACGGTGAAGATGCTGGAGGCGAGCGTGCGATATCGGTTCAGCGTCGAGCCGGCGATCCCGCGCTCGGCCGCAATCTGATTCAGCGCGTCCTCGACTTTTTGCGCGGTGAGCGAGCGCACCGGAGACGATCCCAGGATTTTCACGAGGCCGCGCAGCCGATACTTATCGGCGCGCAGTGACAGGAGGGAAAGGTTCGCGGTTTTGAGTGCTGTGCGTTCCTCGGCGATCTCTTTGAAGGTGATTCCCTCTCCCGTGCGCGGCGCGACGAATTTTCCTTCCTTCAGTTCCATGCGGCGCTGCAGGTACGCTTCCACCGCGACCGATTCCCTTCCGATTTTTTCTCTGTGGCGCCGCCCTTCGCTGTCGTAGTAGTTTATCCAGAAGATCCCGGATCCCCTCGGTCGCTCGAACACCCCGCGCATTTTTTGCTTTTCGGTCATTGCTTCCAGCGATCTCGGCGGACGATACCGCGTTCCTCGCCTAATTTCTCAACAGCACTGGCAACGAGCTCGAGGGTTTTGGCGATCTGACGAACGGCTCGCGTGTTCGCATCTTCGTATTCCTTGAGCATTTTCGCGACGTCGATTAAATCCCGTCGCAGGTCGTTGAGCTGCTTTTGGACTTCAGGATTAATTTTGTGCTTAAACATATGGGTCCCACTTTCATCGTCCCGCCCGGTGTTTCTTTGCTCGTTTCGCCGGGGCGAGCGACTCCGAGAGCGCCTCGACCGATCGAGCCGATTCATAGTAGGGAAGGGCCCATTCGACCAGGATTCGCACGAGCTGCCCGTCGCGGTGTTGCTGGATTTCACAGGCTCGTTTCAGCCGCTCGTAAAATTCCGCCTCAAACTTCACACTGACCTGGTTCAGTTTCTTACCCGTCCCTTCCCGAGGACTACTGTCGTCACTCATTGTATTCTTAAGAACTCCAAAAGTCTCCAAAGGAATTGTGGACAAATACTTCTTGCCTTGCAAAGAATTCCTTGGTATTCAAGACTTCCTTGGAACGGTTACAAGTTCTCCCCGTAACTTGTTGACTGTTTGGGAAAAGCTAGAAGTCACTGGTAAGTAAGAAGGGAGCCCGGACAGTGGCCACCAAACCCGTAGTACCTCCCCGCCCTAAAAAGTCAGAGTACATCGGCATCTCGGTTGACGAGGAAACCAGGACCGCGGTGCAGCGGATTGCGGCAAGGCAAGACGTTTCGATGTCCAGGGTGCTCAGGGACGCTCTGGCGGAATACCTCGAACGGCGCAAAGTCAAAGCTGCCTAATCTCTATCTCGAACGGGAGGGACGAAGTCATGTTGCCTTCGGAGAAGCTGCTATTTTCACGTCTCGAAGCGGCGGAAATCCTGTCACTGTCCGTGTCCACGCTGGACGTGGCCGTCGCTCGAGGGATGCTCCGCGTGCGGCGCGTCGGGAAGCGGGTGATGTTCGAGCGGCATGAGATCGAAAAGTTTTCCCGGGCCGACCATCCCCGCATCTGGCCGGCCGGCGGCGCTCGCGGATGGCGTGGTTCGAGCGTCGCCGGCCGCGATTGTTTCGACTGTAAGAGGAGCGGGAGAAAAATGCAGGCCGCGCGGTTCTACAAAAACGTCGCGGTCTGCCAGGGGTGCTGGGAGCGGCGGTCCGCTCTCGCTCCGAAACGAGCCGCGGCGCCGCACGAGGAAGAGGCGACCGCTTAGAGGTGAGAGTGCCGGCACGTTCCAAAGGCAAGCGCTGGAAGACGAAGTTCGCGCGGTTCGTCGACACGTTCGGGGCTCAGAATTTGGCCGCGGAGCTCAACGTGAGCCGTGACGCTCTCTACAAATGGGTCGCCGGCGCTGTTCACATGCGGCCGGTGCGAGCGATGGAAATCGTGAAGATCGCGAGGCGCAGGAAGATCGTGATCTCTCTCGATGAGATTTATCAAAATTTCGACGAGGCCCGGGGAAGCCTATCCCGCAAATCCTAGAGGAGGAGCTCATGGACTCAGAACCCGAAGATGTAAGTCTCAGCAATCTGTGCGGCGGCGCGATCGAGGAAGTTTTCCAGCGCGAGTTCGCGTCCGTGCTCGCCAACATCGCCGACGTGAACACAGATCCCGAAGCGAAACGGAAAATCACTTTGGAGTTCACCATCAAGCCGTTCGAGGACCGATCGGGCGCGCAGGTCACGTTCGCCTGCAAGTCGAAGACGGTTCCGGTTCAGGAAGTGAAAGGGACAGTGTTCCTGCAGCGTCGAGGCCTCGTCATGGTCGCGGTGCCGCACGACCCGAAGCAGCAACGGCTGTTCCCATCGCAGTCAGGTACGAAACCGAGTTAGGGCCAGGGAGTTCAATCCAGCACGGAAGAGGGAACCATGATCGCTGAAGCAATTCAGAAAATTCTCGGGCTCGCGACTCCGAACCAGATCACGAAAGGCAAGCTCACGTACGTGGACAAAAACATGGACCTGATCAAGCCTCCGGCGCCAGGTGCCGTCAGCGTCGGGACGCTGCAGGGCCTCGTCGACTTGTTCAAAGCCGAACTCGACCAGGTCGCGAAAGAAGGCGACGTGCTGTTCCACGTCACGAGTTCGACCCGCGTCGAAATCATTTCCCGCGTGTCCGACGATTACGGCCGGCGTCGATGCTGGGTCCAGGCCGAATATCCGAAACTCATCAGGCCCTTTCCGTTCGGTACGTGGCTGGATCCCGAGAGTTTTGTCATTCAGTGCCAGGCGGGTTTCCAGCGCGTGAAAATCGAGAACGAGGACGGCACCTTCGCCCTGGATCTCGATTACGTTCTCAAAATCGCGTCGGCAATCACAGCCGAGGCGATCGATGTGTCCGAGGACGACGGCATCTCGCAGAAGGTTTCCGCTCGCCGCGGCGTCGTGCTGAAGGAGCAGACGAACCTGAAGCCCAGAGTGAACCTCGCTCCATACCGCACGTTCGCCGAAATCGACCAGCAGCTCTCGCAGTTCGTGTTCCGGGCCCGGGTCGGCGGCGACTCCGTGAACCTCGCGCTGTTCGAAGCCGACGGCGGTCGCTGGCATCTCTCGGCGATCGCGGCGATCGCGGAGTGGCTCGCGACGAAAATCGGCGGAAAGGTTCCAGTCATCAGCTAGGGCTTTCCCGTATGGCGATTCGTGGCATCTTCGAACGTCCACCGGGAAGTCGCACCTGGTGGATTTCTTACTGTGACAGCGAAGGCATCCGTCACAGGGAAAAAGTCGGCCGGCGCTCGGCCGCGCTCGATTCGCTCGCGCGGCGCCGGATGGAGGTCAAGAACGGCCGGTTCATTCCGCCGAAAAAAGGAGCGCGTCTCACCTTCCGCGAACTCTCCCAGGCGGCGATGGCGCGGAAGAAACTAAGGCTCGCTCCGCTGTCCTACGAGACCGACACGATCCGCCTGAATCAACTTCTCCCGCTCATCGGCAACGTCCCTGCAGACCAGCTCACGCCGGCGCGCGCCGAGGAAACTCTCGCCTCGCTCATCCGAGAAAGAGGCATCTCGAAATCGACGGCGAATCGCTACCACGCGCTCATGAGCAGCATTTATAAGTTCGCGGTCGACGCGGGAAAACTGTCGTTCAATCCGCTGTCCAAGGCGGAGCGGTTCAAAGAGAACCCGTCGCGCGTGCGGTGGCTGAAGCCCGAGGAAGAGGCTTCCCTCCGCGAGGCGATTCTGGATCCGGACGACCAGGAGGTCACGAAGGAGCAGTGCATGGCGCACCTCGAGGAGTTCAATCTCGCGCTGCACACCGGCATGCGCCGCGGCGAGCAGTTTTTCCTGGAATGGAAGAACGTCGATCTCAATCGCGGAAATCTGAAGGTGACCGGGAAAACCGGGCAGCGGCACATCGTCGCGAATCGTTCGGCTCTCAGCGCTCTGCGCTTCCTCGCCATCGGTCGCGCCAAGGAGAAGTACGTTTCACCCGACGCCACGGATGAAGCGAAGCGCGACTCGCGCCGATGGCTCGAGGAGGCGCTCGAAAAAGCGGGCATCGACGATTTTCACTGGCATGACATCCGGCACACGTTTGCCTCGCGCCTGGTGATGCGCGGCGTCGATATCCGAACCGTGCAGGAGCTGCTCGGCCACAAGTCCATCGTCCAGACGATGAAGTATTCCCACCTCGCGCAGGACCATCGGCAGTCGGCCGTGGAAAAAATGAACGAGGAGGTCCCGGCGTGAAGGGCCCACACGTCAGCTTTCAACCGAACGACCGCCGGCTGAATGCCAAGACCGACACGTGGGAAGTGTGGAGTCTCGACAAAGCGAACCACCTCGGAACGGTGGAGTGGTATTCGCGATGGCGCAAATACGTTTTTTCTCCGGAGCACTCGACGATCTTCGACGAGGACTGCCTCCGCTCCATCGCCGTGTTCCTCGAGTGGGAAACGAGGAAGCACCGGAACGGCAAGCGGTCTTTTCACACGGACGCCGAGGTCCCGGCATGAGGAGTTTCGTCACCTGGTTCCGGGAAAGGTTTTCTTGGGTGAAGTGCTGCAAGTGCGGAAGGCGCACGAGAAAAGCCAGGTTCGTTTGCGAGCGCTGCGGGCACAGGTACTGCGGCGTGTGTCATGGCGAGATGGAGACGGAGATCGAGAAATGAAATATCAAATCGAAATGACGCGCTCCCAGGTAATGGCGATCGTCAACGTCCTGATCGAGTACCAGCGCATTCCGGACCACGCTGAGCTGTTCGTGAACTGCTCGGAGGATCCGGCGGTCGAGACGACACCGGAGGAACTGCTCGAACTGTTTCACTCCGCGAAGCCCATGCGCCCGGTGGGAGTCCTCTGAAATGAAAGTTCACGAGCTCATCGAGCGCCTGAAAACCTATCCGCCCGACGCGCGGATCACGGGGTTCATCGATCCCCAGGACAGCGAGGCGAGGCTCGGCGTCCTGGTGCTGTGGGAGGATCCGGAAAGGATCCACACCGATTTTATTGAGACGCCGATCACAGGAAACATCGCGGGAAAACTTCCGGCGCCGCCGAAGAAAGCGGGGAGCAGGTAGCCATGCCGCAGAACCTCGAACTCAAAATTGCCGTGGTCGCCGATGCGCTGTCCTGGATGACGGTGATTGGCTGCCTGCAGCTCGCGCTTCGCCATCCGGAATACGTGGGCCCGTCCTCGAACATCGCGCGGCAGATCTCCGAGCAGCTCGCCGACAAATTGCTCGAGGAGGGAGTGTTCTCCATCGAGGAGCGCGCTTTCATGATGCGCGACCAGATGCGCGCGGAAAACTCCAGGAGGAATCCGTGACCGACTACCGCGACGGAACTAGATGCAAATGCGGGCGGGCGAAGTCGAGCGGCTCCCGGAGCTGTCGTGCGTGTTGGGGCAAGGGGCGCGGTGCGCAGCGCGGCAGAAGATCAGGGTTCATGTCCCTCGCGCAGGTCATCGACCGTGCCAAGTCCGCGAACCTCAAGCGGGGTCAATCGATTGTGATCGAAGGCATGAGAGTGACGAAGGGCAGGAACGAATTCCGTTTGTGCGCCGAAATCACCGCGAGGGTTCCATGATTTGCTTGACCGCAGCTCAACTGAAGATTCTCTACGCGCTTCGCGGCACGGGTTTATACGTCGGCAAAGACGCGCTCTATCGCGGAAGGATCATCGAGCAGTTCCCGCTCCGGACGCGCCTCCATCTCCGCAAACGCGGGCTGATCGAGTACTCCGCCGCGGGGCAATGGCACCTGACGGAAGCAGGTAAGGATCTCGTTTACCGGCGGAAAAACCTTGGCACCAGCAGTGGCACCAGCCGTGACAGCGTTTTTTCATCATCTGGAACTGATGAGCGTGGCGGGACTTAGGACCATAAGGAAAAGCCGCACAGGACTACGGGTCCTGTAAAAGGAGCGCGAAATGAGCGAAAAACAGCGCGAGGAAATGCGCCGTCCGAAGGGTTTCTTTACGATTGCCGACCCGCCTCCGGACGAAGGCTCCGACGCTCCCCTTGCGCCTCGGGCGGCTCAGGAAGTGGCACCTGGCGCGCGCGGCGAGCTGTGCCGCGCAGTCGTCGGAATGAGCGGCACCTGCTATCTCCCCGCCGGGCATGCCGGCGATCACGACTGGATTCGCGACGCATTGCCGGCGGCGGAGGTCGTACCCATTCTGGGTACAGCCGTACCCAAATCGGGTACGGAGCCTCGCTGGAAAGTCGGCGACCGCGTTTGCTTCGTGAATGCGCCGCTCGGCCAGGTCTACCGCGTCACGCGCGTTCACGACGATGAGCCGCGCGTGGAGGTCCAGAATTCGGCGGGGATCTATGCTTCTCACCTTTTCGTCGCGGCACCGGCGGAGCCCGTCTCGCTTCCGCCTCTAACGGTCGAGGCGAAAGACCGTCCGATTCGGGCCGATTTCCTCGCTTCCTTGTCGGAACTCGGCGCCGAGGCGTTTCGGGACGCGGGCTACCTGCAGGAAGTGAATCGCGAATTCTTTCACCCACTCGGTCTCGCGCTCGCCATTCAGGGAGACAGGTTCCTCATGCTGGACCGGCGTCACGACCTGGAGGGAATTATTTTCGATGATAGCAGCGACCTTCGGGTGAAGGCCGACCTGGTCGAGGCGCAGCGTCAGCTCCGGCGGATACCGCGCATGGAAAAGCTCGGCTACTTCGTGCAACCACCGTTCAAGATCTGAGGAGGCGGAGATGCCGTGCTCAACGATAAAACTTCCAGGCGGCGGCTTCGCGATCGTGAGGCACGCGAAGGGACGCTTTCCGCGCTGCACGTTTTGCCCGGCTATCCATCTCCGCCATGCGAACGAGGCCACGCTGCTTTGCGATTTCGTCGTGGGCAAAACTCTCGGCGGCGCCGAGATCACTTGCGACACGCCGGTCTGCTCTCACTACGCGAAGCACGTCGGACCGGACAAGGATTTTTGCCCTAAGCATTCGAGGTAAGGAGGCGGAGATGGAAAAGCCAGGCCAATGTCCGACATGCGGTCACACGATGACGGGAACCTTCCAGAACGAAGACCTCGCGAAAGGTGCGTACTCGGCGTATGGGCGCTCGACCGGCTACAAAAATTTCATGGGCGGCGAGATGCCGGAGTGGGATCAGCTTCCCGAGTCGATCCGCGAGGCATGGAAGGCGGCGGTCAAGTTTGTGTTCGACCAGGTCGCGTGAGGACTCTGGAAACGTCCGGCTTCACGGAATGGACGGCCGGGCTAATGGCTCGCATCGAGGATACTCCAGTGCGAGAGGCGATCAGACGAGGGCTGATCGTGCGGTGTCCGACGTGCGGCATTCTTCATCCCGGCGTCCGGTTCGGGCACCTGGATCACAAGGCGTATTGCTCGACCGAATGTTTTCGGAATCGCCGGGAACGGTGAGGAGGCGGAAATGAAGGCAAGCATCGGAAGGGTCGTTCACTTCGTCTGGAAAGGCGGCGCTCACTACGCGGCGGTCGTGACGGACGTGCCCGAAGGAAGTGCGGAGGACGAATTCGTTTCTCTCGCCGTATTCCACCACGGAATTAAAGCGACGGTCTACCTGGACCGCGTCCCGCATTTCGAAGCCGGCTCCGAAGTTCCGGAGCATCGAAAGGCTTTCCACGACTCACACGGCTCGAATACGTGGCACTGGCCGGAGCGCGTCGATTGAGGAGGCGCAAATTGGAGCGGCATGCAACGGAAATCGAGTTCAAAACCAAGGCGATCCCGTGGCGCGCGTGGCGCTGCAGCTTGTGCGCCAATCTTTTCGCGACGATCCCTCACGATGCGTCGAGCAATGATGGCAAGGCGCCGCAGTGCTGTCCCTATTGCGGACAGATTTTTGAAGGGCTCACCGAGTTCAGGTGAGGAGGCGGAGATGCGGCGGGGAGATCCGGTACCGGGACCGCGCGCCTGGCGGCTCTATAAAAAGCATCGGCACACCTGCCCGGAATGCGGGCGCGTGTCGCGGAAGAGCCTTGGCAAAATTCAGCACGCTCGGGACTGCTCGCAAAAACAAAAGTGAGGAAGGTGTATGTGTGGCTTTCGCCCGCTGCGTACGAGCTGCTCCTGCAGTTCCGCCGGCACACGTACATGGAGTTCATCGGCTCGGCCGACGATCTCCGCGAGCTCATCGCGAACGACCTCGTCATCGAGCATCGAGAGCATCGCGGGGTCTATGTGATCACCGTTCTCGGGTGGTCGGAACATATCGCGGTGCGGAATTGAATTTCGGGGCTGTACCTGGACGTCCCTCCACTCGGCTCCGAAAGGCCAGCAGCGTTCTCCCCAGTTCGCTGTTTTGAGGCGCCTACCGAGGCGCGGCCGAATCGGGAATCCCGGCGATGGTTCCGGGCTGGGCACTGTCGCCGGGAAAACTGAGGGAGGAGAAAAGCATGCCGAACATCATCGTCGAACTCCGCGCGGAAATGACGCGCGTCCGGAAAATCCTGGGAAGGCTCGACCCGACGCGGCGCAATCACGCGCAAGTCACGGTCCGCTTTGCCGACGAGAACATCGCGCTGAACTCGCTCGAGGGAATGAAGGAGTCCCTCTCCGATCTGCAGGCTATCCACATCAAGCCGGAGAATTCGCCGTGATCACGCCGAAGGAGCTCGTCAGAAACCATCTGCTCGCCGCGACCATGAACGGGCGCTGGGAAACGCTGACCGAAATCAAGCGCGCGCTTTGCAGGGAAACGAATTCAAAGTTTCAGCGTTCCGACGTGTGGAACTGGGTACTCGAACTATCCAGGGACGGCGTTCATTCGCTCGAATTCCGCCATCGCGAAGGGAAAACCTACGACTACAAAGAGTATCGGCTGCGCGTGAAGCCTGAAAAAATCATGGAAACTCGAAGGTATGTCAGGCCGGCACTGCCGTTGCCAGAGAAGGTTTGATTCGGCGGAGGCGCCTCTGCGCCGTGCGCCGACGCCTCCTAGCCATGAAGCAGGTTAACCATCTATTCATCGTAACACGGAGGGTCATTGGACGAGACGCGATATCCGCTTTGTTGGCCGTCGGGATGGAAACGATCCGCGACCCGAACGCGAGCGCAGTTCGGAAAATCGGTGAAGGAAAACTCCCTCGCCGGCGGGCAGGTTCACGCCTACAAAAAACAGTTGAGCGTCTGGGACTCAATCCAGCGAATTCAGAAGGAAATGGATGCGCTCACCGTCGCCGATGGCTCCTGCATCGTCTCGACCAACATTCCCACGCGGCTCGATGGTGTTCCGCGAAGCGATCGCGCCGAGCCGCGGGATCCCGGCGTCGCGGTCTACTGGACGAGCAAAGGCGGAAAGAAGCAATGCATGGCGATCGACATCTACGATCGCGTCGCCGACAACCTCGCGGCGGTCGCGGCGACCTTGGAAGCGCTGCGCGCAATCAAGCGTCACGGCGGCGGCGAGATTCTGGACCGCGCCTATGCCGGCTTCGCGCAGCTCCCGGCGGTGATCGTTACGCAGCGGCCGTGGCGCGACGTCCTGCAGTTTCATCCGCAGACGAAGGTCACAGCGGAAATGGTCAAGAACGCATTTCATGCGCTCGCTTCCAAGCGGCATCCCGATGTCGGCGGCTCTCACGATTCCATGTCGGAGCTCAACGCCGCGCGCGATGCAGCGCTCAAAGAGGTCAGTTGACGAATCTCGCGGTCGCGTCTTACCCGTTCCCGTGGCAGGAGCCGAAGCGTCTCCCGTGGCTGTACCTGATGCAGTGCCTCAAGGAAAGTTTCGTTCAGCAGCAGATCCTGGAGCTGCTCGCACTCTATCGCGTCGACGCCGTTCCGATCGACGCTGGAGGAAGACGTCAGCGCGGTCGGATGATGGGCGCGGCAAAAGCAGCGGGCGTGAACCTCGGGGGAATCCAGAACGTGAAAACCGGCGCGGCAATTCCGAAAGGCTTTGCGGATCTCGAAGCGACGCTCGCGCCGGAAGGTCGCGCGCTCTACATCGAGGTCAAGGCGCCGCGATGGATTGATTCCCAGGGCTCGGTGATTCGTCCCGCGGGAAAGCCGACGGCCGAGCAGCTCGAATTTTTGCTGTCGAAGCACATGCGCGGCGCCGCGGTGATGGTCGCCTGGTCCGCGTTCGAGGTCGACGATTACCTCCGTCCGCAGCTCGAGCGGAACAAAAAGGCTGTGCATTGAGGTATGTCGCCATATCTCCCGGCCGCGCGGACGGCAAGCACGTAGCCGGAATGGGAAAGGCTGTCTTCTTGCACGACTTCCTCATCGATCACCAGACCGACGAAGCCGGCCGCGTGCACTACGGCAGGCTGATCACCTATTCCTGGATCCGCTTGCAGTTCAAAAATCCGCCGCCGAAGTCGACGCTCCGGAAGTGGATGGCCAGGCTGCGCGCAGGCGGTTACGTCGAATGCGTCGCCGTCAGCTCGCAGCACGGGATGCGTGTCCGCATCCTGAACCAGAAAAAATGGCCGGCGAAGCCAGCGCAGCAATCGCTGTTCCCGCCGCCCGAACCATCGCCGATCAGCAGTGGAAAAGGAGGTGCAAAACCAGTGGAAAAGCCCGAAGTACTAGGAGTAACCCTCCGTCCTGGAATGGACGGAGCCTCCGTCCAAAAATGGACGCCGTATTCCTTAGAAGAAGAAAAGAGCAATGAAACGATCAAGAGCGCTCTCCGCGACATCGGTCGCTCGCACTCTGTGGAAAACCCCACCATGACGCCGGCGGAGATCGAGAAGCGGAAGGCGTTCCTCCGGAAACAGGCCGAGCAGCTCGAACGGAAGTTCAAAAACTCTGGTTAGGGAAAAAGAAAATGCCAATTCCAAACCGACGCGAGGATCTGAAGTCTTTCGGCTACGAGTTCCTGGACAAGGCGTTCTGCAGCGGATGCGATCAAGCGATCGAGTGGTGGAGCACACCCAACAGGAAGAAAATGCCGTTCGAGGTCATTGTGGTCGACGATAGAGACTGGCTCGTACCTCACTGGAACACTTGCCCGGTCGCCGATCGGTTCAGGAGTCGAGAATGAAAATCGATGTCAGCGTGGATGTGGAATCGGTCGTGAAGCTGACGGCCGCGGTCATCCGCCAACTCCCGTATGCCGCGAACAACGCAATCACCCGAACCGCGAAGGAAGCGGTCGACGCCGGCAAAAACGCGCTGCGGCGCGAGCTCACGATCAGGAAACAGTTCATCCTGAACCGGATCAAAATTCTGCAGTACTCCAAAGTCGGAAATCTGACGGCGATCATCGGCATCGACACGAACGTGCAGGGCGCGCCGCTGCTCCTCGGTTTCCTCGAGGAAGGCGGAACTAAAACGCCGATCGCCGGCGAAGGCATTGCCATTCCGCTCACTGGCGAAGCCGCGCGGCCGAGTTTTTCTCAGTCTGTGCCGACAGCGTTTCGCTATACGAACCTTCGATTCATCGGCAACAAAGGCCAGAAAAACACGTTCATCATTCCCAACGTCGGCGTGTTCCAGCGCATCGCGACCGGCAAAGTCTCGTCCGATGTGGTGGAGATCTACTCGTTCAAGCCGTCCGCACGGCTGCCAATCCACATCCACCTGCGCAACGCAATGGTCACTGTGATCGGCGAGCGGTTCGCTCCGATTTTCTCTGAGGAGTTCACGAAGGAAGTGCTTCACAAGGCGGCGTCGCTGTGAGCGCCAAACTTCATCACATGGGAAGCGACGGGCGCGGCAACGAACTGTACGCGTTTCACTGCCCGGGCTGTGGCTATGGTCATCACATCGCTGTGCCGCGGTGGACTTGGAACGGATCGCTCGACGCACCGACCGTGACGCCGTCGCTGCTGTGCAACGCACAAGATCCGGCGACTCGTTGCCATTCGTTCGTGACGGCCGGTCGCATCCTGTTCCTAAGCGATTGCTTCCACACTCTCTCCGGACAGACCGTTGACCTGCCTGACTGGGACGAGGCGCTGCCGGCCGCGCCTGGTGGGTGACGCCTCGGAATCGCCATCTGTTTGGGTCCTCCCCCCTGCCGGGGCCGGCCGCGGGTGACGGCGAGGGCACCATTTGTCTAGCGACCGAGTTTTTTCGACGGACTTCGTTTTGTTTTGATTTGTTGTCGGTAATTTACGGCGTTTGATTACTATGCAGTACAAAGCGATCTGTGGCGAAGCAAAAAAAAGAGCGGCCGCGAATTGTCGGGATCAGAGAGCTCGCCGGGATCCTGAATCTCACGGCGACCAGAGTCCAGCAGCTCGTCCAGGAGGGACTTCCGAAAAAACTTCGCGGGAAATACGACCAGGATCTCTGCGTCGGCTGGTACATCCGCTACCTGCAGGCGCTCGTCGAGAAAAAAGCAATCGTCGGCGAAGGCGGCGAGGTGCTGAAGAACGAACGGGAGGAGCGGCTGCGTTTGCTTCGCGCGGACGCCGACCTTCGCGAGATCGAGCTCGCGCGTGAACGCGGGCAGCTCGTCGCGATCGAGGACGTCGAGAAGGAAATGACGGATTTGATTCTGGTGACCAAGGCTCGCGTGCTGGCCGTCGGCGCGCGCGTCGCTCCCGAGCTCGTCGGCGAAACGTCGCGGGTCATGATTCAGGCGGTCATCGAGAAAGCGCACAAGGAAGCGCTGTCGCATCTGGCGAAACAGGAGATCGGCTCGTGACGCTCGAAAGTCAAACGCATCAGTCGGCGAAGGTGAATTTTCGTTCGATGCTCGTCCGCGCGCGCGAGCACTTCAACCCTCCGCCGGACATCACGATCTCGGAGTGGGCGATGCGCAACCGCACGCTGCCGAAGGGCACGACCAGCCGGCCGGGACCCTTTCGGCCGGAAGTTTTTCAGATCGAGATGATGAACACGATCTTGAACCCCCTCGTTCACGAGGTGGTCATTCAGAAAAGTACCCAGGTCGGGTTCACCGACGCGATCTTACTGAACATCATCGGCTACTTCATCGACGCGGATCCGCGTCCGATCATGTACGTGCTGCCCACGATCGACAACGCCAAGGACAAAGGCAAGAAGGCGGTCACTCCGATGATCGAATCCTGTCCGGTGCTGCGCAGAAAAATCAAACCTCCGACTTCGCGTCGCGCTGGCAACACGCTCGCTCTCAAAGAATTTCCCGGCGGTTTTCTCAAATTGACCGGAGCGAACTCCGGCGCCGGGCTGCGATCCGATCCCGTTCCGGTCGTGCTGTTCGACGAGGTGGACGGCTACCCGCTGGACGTCGAAGGCGAGGGCGATCCGATCGCCATCGGCACGCGGCGCACCGACGCATACGCGGACTACAAAATCGTGAAGGGCTCGACGCCGGCAAAGCCGAAAGGCATTTCCCCGATCGAGCGCGATTTCCTCCGGAGCGACATGCGGCGGTTCTTCGTGCCGTGCCCGTTCTGCAATTTTTCCCAGGTGCTCTGGTGGAGGGATCCGGCGACCAAGGAATACCGCCTCACTTACGAAACCAACGACGACCACCAGGTCGTTCCCGCGAGCGTCGCGTTCCTCTGCGCCGGCTGCAAGGCGAAAATCCCCGAGCGCTACAAACAACAAATGCTCAACGCGGGAAAATGGATTGCCGAGATGCCGGACCGCCCGATCGTGGGGTTCCACCTGAACGCTCTCTATTCGCCGTGGCGCGAAAATTGGCTGGCGCTCGCGCAGGAGTGGCACGAAGCGAATCAGGAAAAAAACGCCGAGAAGCTGAAGGCGTTCATCAACCTCCGGCTTGGGGAAACGTGGGAAGAGGCGGGCGACGCGATCGAGGCGCTCACTCTGAAGACGCGCCTCGAGGAATATCACGCGGAAGTCCCGGACGGGGTCGGGCTGCTCACAGCGAGCGTCGACGTTCAGGGCGATCGCCTGGAGGCAGTCGTCAAGGGATGGGGCGACAAGGAGGAGTCGTGGCTCATTGCCTATCAGCAGTTCTTTGGGGATCCCGGGCAGGAGCAGGTCTGGAACGAACTCGACGCGTTCCTGCTCTCGAGCTGGGAGCACGGCTCCGGGCAGAAGGTGAAAATCGCCTCGACCATGATCGATTCCGGCGGCTCTCACACCGACTCGGTCTATCGGTTCGTGCGCGCGCGCCAGGCGCGTAGAATTTTCGCGCTCAAAGGTTCGAGTGAATCGGGGAAGGAGATCCTCGGGAAATTTTCGATTAACAACCAACTCCGCGTTCGTCTGTTCACCATCGGGACCGACACGGCGAAGGATCGCATCTTCGCGCGCCTCAAAATCCCGGCGCATGGGCCAGGCTACATGCACCTTCCCGACTTCGTCGACGAAGAGTACCTTGCGCAGCTCACGGCCGAGAAAGCTGTGCGCAGATACAAGCGCGGGCGTGGCACGGTCCGGGAGTACATCAAAACACGGGCCCGGAACGAGGCTCTCGACCTCGAAGTCTACGCGCTGGCGGCGCTTTACGTCCTCGGTCAGCAGACGCTCCGCAAGCTGGGCGAGCTCGCCGAGGCATTGAAAAAGCCTCCGGAGGACGGCGGCGGGGGCAAAACAGGGGGTCCGACTGGCGATAAGGGAGGCCCGGGAGGGGCTCGGCGCCGTGGTCCGAACTGGGTGCAACAGTGGTGACGGGCGACAGATTCGCTTCCCGTTCGCTACTAAAGTACCATTGTCGTAACCGTGTGCTGGAAGTAATCTAGATGTGTAAGCGGGACCTGCAAGCGCTGAAACGCTCGCAAGCCCCTAACCCACAAAGTGAGGCCATCACAATGCAGGCTAATCAAAACCTACCAGAAGCAGCTCCCGAGTCAAAAGTACTTAAAGTTTCCGAACACGAGCGCATGCTGTGCGGCTACGTTCTGGCGCTCCGTGGCAACGACGCTTATTTCCAGGCGATCGAGGCGCAGGTCGACCTCGCGCTCTCGCGGCAGAACGGCGCACGCCAGTGAAGTGGACCACCGCATTTTTCCTGGTGGTCCTTCTGGCAGTCGCCATCCTTGCGTTCGACTGCGTTCGAGTGTGGCTCTCGCCCGAGTACCAGTCCGAAGCAAAGCAGCTCCGCACGGAGCGCCGGCGCTCAAAGACGGGACTCCGCTGATGTTGCACTCCTGGAAAAGTACTACCGATTTGTCCCGTAACTCAGTTCAAACTAGTCTCTGGAGGAAGTCATGAAAACCGAATACTCGAAGCAGCTCGCCGCTCTCTTAATGACCGCGATGCTAGCCTCGCCCATGTTCGCGCAGGAACCGAAGCCGGTCTCCATCACCATCCCGCAGGGCACGCAAATCACGGCGCGCCTGGCAAGCGAACTGGACAGCGGACGGGCCAAGCCCGGCGATCTCGTGACGATGGATGTTCTCGAAGATGTGAAAATCGGGAACCTGGTCGCCGTCCCGAAGGGTTCCATTGTCATGGGGCATGTCACCGCGGCGAAAGGCGCTCGATTGATGGGACGCGGCGGAAAACTCGACGTCACGTTTCAAACCGTGACCGCCGGCGATGGGACGAAAGTTCCGATCAGCGGCGAGGCGGATGCGAAAGGCAAAGGCGGGTACGGCGGCGGTTCGCTCGTCGCTGCAGGCGCGGCCGGGTTTTTCTTTCCGCCGGCTGCAGCTCTCTTGCTCCTGAAGCATGGACATGCTTCGACGATCGATGTCGGCGCGATCCTGATGATTCACGTTACCGCGGACACGGTCGTCGCCGGCACTGTTCCCACTGTCGCGATCGCCGCGCCTGCTCCGGCTCCTGCTCCGGTCGTCAAGGAAAAGGTTCCTCAGATGGTCGTGGTCTCCGCCGAGCCTGAATCCGAATCGCTCGGAAATTACGCGCGCCGATTGCAAGCCGAGAAGAATGCAAAGCAGTAAACCTCTGACGGTGTGAAACCTGTTTCACACCGTCCGCAGTGCCTCATCTAGCATTAGAGCCATTCTCTAATCGCGTCCGGGTAGGGAAAACCCTTAGAGTCACGCGCAGTGCCTCCGAACATCCCCGACTCGGTGCCTCTGAATTTTCCTGCCGGAACAACTGTCAAATACACACGCTCCCTTGATGATTTCGCTCCGTCCGACGGATGGGCGTACACGATCTACCTGAATGGACTAACCGCGAAGTTTAACAAGGCGGCGTCCGTTCAGGATCCCGCCACGTTCCTCATCGAATTCGTTCCCACCGACACTGCCTCGCTTCCTCCGGGTCCGTACCGCTTTGCGGAGCGCCTGGTCAATTCCGGTCTCGGAGAAACCTACGATCTCCGCGGCGACATGCTGGTCATCATCATCGAGCCGAACGTCGCGTCCTCCGCCGCCGGCGCGTTCCAAACTTTCGAGGAGCGCACGCTCGCCGTCCTCGAAGCCGCGATCGGCGGGAATCTCACCGGCGGAATTCAGAGTTACCAGATCTCCGGGCGCGCCGTGAGCAAGTACAAGATGGCCGAGCTCATGAGTCTGCGCGGGATGTTCCGCGCGGCCGTGTGGCGCCAGCAGCATCCCGGGCAGCTCGGCATCCCATACAAAGTCGTGTTCGGCATCGAGACTGACGTGAATTTTCCTCCCACCTGGGCTGACGTCACGGGGCTCGATCGATGAACCGAATCCTCCGTCGCGTCTTGAACTTCATCTCCGGCAAACGGAACACGACCGTTTTCAACGGCGCCTCCGGCTCGCGCTTGAACCTGGACTGGTTCGTGTCGATTCTTTCCGCCGACCAGGAAATCAAGGGCAACATGCGGCTGCTCCGCGCGCGCGCGCGGGAGCTCTCCCGGAACAATCCCGTCGCCAAGTCCTACCTGAAGATCCTGGTCGCGAACGTCCTCGGGGAAAAAGGCGTGGGCTATCAGCCGCAGGTCCGGAACAACGACCAGCAGCTCAACAAGCCGTTCAACCTGAAAATCGAGACCGCCTGGAAAGACTGGTGCAAGAAGGGCAACTGCACCGTCGACGGGAAGAAATCCTTCCGCGCGATCCAGAACCTGATTCTGAAAACCGTTGCCACGGACGGCGAGTCGTTCGTGCGAATGGTTCCTGGTTTTCAGAATAAGTACCGCTTCGCGCTGCAGCTCATCGACGCCGACCAGGTCGACCACCTGTTCAATCGTTTTCTCTCGACGCAGCAAAATGAAATTCGCCTCGGAGTCGAGGTCGACAAATGGGGGAAGCCCGTGGCGTATCACGTTAACCCGGCGCATCCCTCCGACCTCGGCGGCTCGCTCTTACGGGAACGGATCCCGGCCGAGTACGTGATTCATCTTTACGATCCCGAGCGCGTGAATCAAACCCGCGGCGTGACCTGGTTTCATCCGTGCATGCAGGAGATGCGCATGCTCGGCGGTTACGTCGAAGCGGAGCTCGTCGCCGCGCGCGTCGGCGCGGCAAAGATCGGTTTCCTCGAGCACACCGATCCCGCGGGGTTCGAGGAGCCGAACACGGACGCCAAGTACTCGCTCGATGCGAATCCCGGAACAATCGAACAGCTCCCGCCCGGGCTGAAATTTAGTGCCTGGAATCCCGATCACCCGGCGAGCGCGTTCCCGATGTTCGTGAAGTCCCTGCTCCGGTTCATCGCGGGCTCGCTTGGCGTCTCCTACAACGTGCTCGCCTCCGACCTCGAGGGCGTGAACTATTCGTCCATGCGGTCGGGTCTCCTCATCGAGCGCGACCAGTGGAAAATGTGCCAGTCGATGGTCAAAGAGGAGTTTCTCCAACCGATTTTCGAGGGCTGGCTTTCAATGGCGCTGCTCTCCGGGCAGCTCGTCCTGGATTCGCGCGATCCGTCGCGCTTCATCGAGGGCAAATGGGAATCGCGCGGCTGGCAGTGGGTCGACCCGCTGAAGGACGTGCAGGCGTCGATTCTCTCGGTCGGCGCGGGCTTCAATTCGCGCGACTCGATCATTGCGGAGGGCGGCGGCGACGTCGAGGACGTGTTCGAGCAGCTCGCCGAAGAAAAGCAAATGGCCGAGAGCTATGGGCTCGAGTTCGACATCTCGGCCGCGAAGCCGACGATCAACAAGGGCCCGAAAGACTCCGTGGTAGCGGGCGACGGCGAGGAAGACGAGCCTCAGGCGGAAGTGGACGCGGACGGCAAAGAGAAAAAATCGGCCGCGGCTGCCGGCGGAAGTCTCGTTCCCATGAGGAGGCGCCAATGAATCCGACCGAGCGCGCGAAGGAAAAACTAGGGACTGAGCTCCCGATGCTGATGCGGGAGTTTGAAATTCTGGAAATGGTTCCTATAGCCACACGCGTGCGGCGAGTGTTCTCAAAGGAGGAACTCGCCGCGCGCGCGGAACGCCGCAAAGCCAGGGTCGATGCAGGGGAACCTCCGGATCCGGACGATGACGAGGCGGACGAGAATTCGGACGACACCGGCAATGAAGGCAAGGAAGCGGCCGGCAAGCGCGACGAGGACCGCTTCGACATTTCGATCTCGTCGGAATACCCGGTGCGGCGCTGGTTTGGAACCGAAATCCTCGACCATTCGCCCGGGGCGGTCGACCTCTCCCGGGCCAAGCGCGGGATGACGTTCCTCGATTCGCACGACGCGCAGTCCATCGTGGGCATCGTGGAACGGGTCAAAGTCGGCGACGACAAAAAACTTCGCGGACAGCTCCGTTTTTCCCGCAGTGCCCAGGCGCAGCAAATCAAGACGGACATTCAAGACGGGATCCGGAAGTACATTTCGGTCGGCTACACGATCAGCGAGTACGTGCTCGAAAAGTCCTCGAAGGACGAGGGCGATACGTATCGCGCGACCAAATGGACGCCGATGGAAGCGAGCTCGGTCGGCGTTCCCGCCGATCCGACCGTGGGGCACGACCGCAAGGCAGGCGAAAGGGTTTATCCGGTTCTCGTTCGTAGAAGTGCAAACAATCCGGCTTCCGAGCCGAATCTCAAGGAGGTCACCGTGGAAATAGCAACGCAGGTAACAGACGCACGGACCGCCGCGGCTGAAATCATTCGGCTCGGCAAGGTCCACGGAATCGATGGTGAGCGAGTCGCGGAAGCAGTCGCCGGAGGAAAATCCGTCGATGAATTCTCGCGCCTGGTGCTCGTCGAAGTCGAGAAGCGCGGCGGGAATCCGCTCACGCAGCCGGCTGCCGAGAATCAAGAGCGTCTCGATCTCACCGAGAAAGAGCAGAAGGAATACAACCTCGCGCGCGGGATCATGACGGCCGTCAAAAACATCGAGGCGGCGTCGAACGGATCCGCCAACAAGCGCGAGAACTCGTTCGAGATGGAAGTCTCGGAGGAGATCGAAAAGAACTGGAAGGGCGCGCGGCATGGCGGATTGTTTGTGCCGTGGTCTCTCCGTCACGCCTGGACGCCGGATCTGCAGAAGGCGTATCCGCACCAGCGGCTGGCGAAAATGCAAACGCGCGCGGGACTGGACTCCGCCACGGCGACGGCCGGCTTGGAACTGAAGTTCACCGAACCAGGTGAATTCATTCAGTTCCTCTACAACCAGATGCGCGTCAAGGAACTCGGCGCGCGCACGATCGCGGGTCTCCGCGACAACGTGTCCTATCCGAAGCAGACCGGAAAAGCGACGGGCTCGTGGGTCGGTGAAAATCCCGGCTCCGACGTCGCCGATTCCGCTCTGACGCTCGGCTCCATCGCCAGCTCGCCGAAGACGTACCAATCTTCCTCGAGCTATTCCCGCCAATTGCTCGCGCAGGCCGTGGTCGACGTCGACACCCTGGTCCGTGAAGACCTCGGGCGCGATCTCGCGCTCGCGATCGATAGCGTGGCCATCGTCGGCGGCGGCTCGAACCAGCCGACCGGAATCGTGCCCACGTCCGGCGTGCAGTCCTACGTCATGATCTCGGATGCCGGCAACGGTGGCGTTCCCGCCTGGGACGACATCGTCATCATGTCGGAAAAACTCGAGGACGCGAACGCCGACCAGCTCGGCGACGGCGCCTGGCTGACCACGCCGGGAATCAAGTCTTCCCTGAAGCGCACGGCGCGTTTGGGGAACACCATCGGTCTGCCGATCTGGGCCGACGACAGCACGGTCGACGGCTACCGCGCTCGTTCCTCGAACCAAGTCACCAAGAACTCGACGAAGGGATCGAGCGGCGCGACGTTGCACACGCTCATCCGCGGAATCTTCGAGACGATGGTGATCGGCATGTGGGGCAGCGGGTTCGAGCTGGTGGTCGACCCGTACCGCCTCAAAAAGCAGGGCATGATCGAACTCACCACGTTCATGCTCACGGACGTCACGCTGAAGTATCCCGTCGCGTTCGTCGTGGCGAAGTACGTTGCAACGACCTAGTTTTTCCTGCGCTCCGGCGCAGATCGAGAAAACCCAAAAGAAAGGCGCGTGGGCGGGGCAGTCAACCGCTCACGCGCCGAGACTTTGAAAGCGAGGCGTCATGGCAAAACCCGGAATGCAGCACGAGAAGGGCGACGAGGAAGAGAAGGACGACAGAGATCAGGGCGCGGCGCCGCAGGTTCGCCAGGCGCAGGCGGGACCGCCGGCAGGAATGAAACGCATCCGTCTCACACGCGCAATCGTTTTGAGTGGTGAGCACGAGGACATCGATTCGATTCACGATGTTTCGCTTCCGCTCGCGCAGAGGCTCATCGGCGAAGGTTCGGCCGTGCATCACCTCGAGCCCGGGCAAAAGCCGGAGATGGGAGCGGTCACTGTGAACCGGATGGATTCCCCTTCGAACCGCGAGACGCAGTCGATTCGCGTTTCGGGGCCGCCGCCGAAGGTCAAGCCGGCCGCGGAGAAAAAATAATTGCCGAGGCCGTCCACCGCCGCCGCATTTGGCGATTCCGATATCCCCGCGCTCATGGCGGACATGGGGATCGCGGTCACCGTCGGCGGGGTGAACGGCGTCGGGCTCCTCGACGAGGCCGACGAAATCCTCGTGCAAGACGCGGAGCGCGGGCAGGTGGTCGTGACGATGACGACGCTCACCGTGCGCACCTCGGACTTTCCGACTGTCGCGATCGATGCGGCCGTCGCCATCGGCTCGAAGAACTTCACGGTTCGCGAACGCCTCCGCATAGGCGACGGCGGGCTGACCAAGCTGCTCTTAGGCACGGCGTAACAGAAATACTTTTCGGAGGAGGAAGTCATGGCGAAGACGACAGTTCTGGGACTCGTAAAACCGACGCACGGAATCAACGAGGTCGAGGGCCAGGACCCGAGCGGCGAGTCCAACGAGGCGAAGAATTTAGACAAAATCGATGCAGCAATCGCCGCGCTGCAGATCTCGGGGCCGGCCGCTTCCGTGATTCTCGGCCCGTCGGGTGATCAGACCATCACCGGCGGATTCAAGGTCATCAACACCGGCGGTTTTTCCGGACCGCTTTTCGGCGACATCGCGGAAACAGTTCCCGCGATCATCGCCGCGTCGGGCGCGATCGCCCAGAAGCAGGGAGCGATTCGTCTCGGCAGCTCGGGGGCTCTCGCCATGACGCTCGCCGATCCGACGAGCGGTACCGACGACGGCAAGCGGCTCACGATCTTCGTCGCGACCGCGCACGCGCACGTTGTCACTGTGACCGGCGGGCTCGCCGGCGGAACGAACAACACCATCACCTTCGGCGGCGCGGTCGGCGACATGGCCGAGCTCGAAGCGATCGCCGGGAAATGGTTCCTCCGTCCGTCGATCAACGCGGTCGCGTCGCACGTTTGAGGATGAATGAGCAATTCGATCCGCGAGCAGATCATGACCGCGCTCGCCGCCGCGCTCGCTGCGGGCGGCGCGCCGGCGGGTCTCACGGTTCACCGGGAAAGAACGCGGCCGGTCGAAACGGATTCGCTACCGGCCGTCATGCTCTACGCCGAGGATGAGCAGCCGAAGCCATTAGGGGGCGATGCGTACCGCGCGCCGTTGACCGAAAGGCAACTCTCCATCGGTCTGCAGTGCAGGGCGAAGGGAGCCACGGGCGTATCACCCGACCAGGCGCTCGATCCCATCCTGGTCTGGGCCATGAAAACGGTCCTGGCAAACGAGGCTTTCGGCGGTCTCGCCAACGGAGTTGAGGAGAACCGAACGGTTTGGAGTTCGCGCGAGGGAGACGATCCCGTCGCCGCCGCCACGGTTCACTTCACGATCAAATATCGGACGAGCAGACTCGATCCGACTTCGACGTCTTAGGAGGACACGATGAGCATAGTTTACCCAGTACCTCATGTCCCGATGCTCGGAAAAGGCTCGGTCCTGCTCGATATTTTCGATGCGAACGGACTCGCGACCGGCTTCCAGCACCTGGGCAACTGCCGGAAGTTTGAGCTCGACCTGAAGGACGACATCGCCGAGCTGTACCAGTCGATCAACAAGAGCGTCACGCTCATCGCGACGGCGCTGAAGAAACGCCAGCCGAAAGTGGTCATCGAGGGAACCGACTTCAATTCCTTGCACGCGGCAATTTTCTCGATGAGCTCGGGCAAGACGACGCTCGCGCAGACGGCGACGACCGTGACGGCCGAGACGCTCATCACCGCGGCGCAGGCGCCGACGGCGATCGGCCGGTTCTTCCGCGCGGCGCAGCTCAATACCGACGGAGTGGGAACTCCTCCGGTGCTTACGTCGAACTCGGTCACGCTCGCCGCCGGCACGGACTATGTCCTCGTCGACGCGGTCAAGAGCATGTATTACATCCCGGTCGGCTCGACGATCTCGACGCATGCCGTGACCGTGACGTACCACACGCTCGTCGGCAACTTCGACCAGGTCGCCGGCGCGACGATTCCGTTCGTGGAGGGCCATCTGCTTTTCGTTCCGGATCCGGTCGACGGGCAAAAAATCGGCGTCGACATATGGCGCGTGAACCTGAACCCGAACGGAGTGATCGGGCTCATCGCCGATGATTATGGAAACTGGACGCTCGACGGGAACATCCTCGACGACACGGCAAACCATCCGAGCGCGCCGTTCTACCTCGAGACGTTCTTCTAGGTCCGTGGCGCGGACCTATGAAGTGCAGACAGCGGGGAGCGTGCGGATATTACGTGGGCGCTCCCCGCAATTTTTTGATCGCGATGAATCGGGCGGCGTGACCGACCCGGAGGGCGTATGGACACTCTGAAGCTGGACGGCCGGGACTTTACCGGGATCTCACAAACTCTCACGGCGGACCAAGACAATTACATCCTCGCTCACCTTCGACTCTCGGGAGCGATGGATATCCTGGCCGACGCTGACGCGAAACGAACCCCAGAAAAAAAAGCGGAGGACCTCCTCACCCAGATCATGCTCTCGGGCAGGGCTTCCTTCATCCTCGCCGGCTGCCTCACCGAGGCGGGAAAAAAGTGGAATCGCGCCGAGGCCGACCGGAACGCCGCGGCGTTTGCGGAGATCACGGACGAGGCGGAAAAAACCGCGCTCAGGGAATCCATCGTGCGGTTCATCATCGGTTTTTTTTCGTTAGGGGAACCATCATCGAAGAGTTCCCCGAGATCTTCGACCCGGGGCGCAAAGGCAAGCCGTACCGCGAGCGCGGCGCAGTAGACCTCGGCGACTTCGCTCCGATCGTGCGCGAAATGGCCGGGTACGATCCGGGGCGATACGACGAAGTGATGGACTGGCCGCTCCGGGATTTGTTCCTCGGGTTCATCGAACGGCAGCGCGACCAGGCGCGGAGGAACTACGAAATCGAACTCCTCGTCTGGGCGATTCTCGCGCCGCACCAGAAGAGGCCAGAGAAAGCACCAAGCGTTCCGGATCTGTTGAGGGGATAACGTGGCAGACGCTCCCGAGATCAAAGTCAAGCTGACCGCCGAGGACACCGGCGTCGCCGCGGCAATCAAGGAGCTCGGCAACCAGCTCAAAACCCTCAAGACGCAAGAGAAGGAAACCGCCGCGAGCGCCATCTCCCTCGGCTCCGCGCTGCGCGGTCTCGCCGCCGCCGGCGCCGCGCTCGAGTTCGGACTCATCGCCAAATCCGCCTTCGATTCCGCCGTGAACATCGGCCGGATGGCCGACAAGACCGGCGCTTCGACGCAATCACTCAGCGTGTTCCATCACGTCGCCGAGGAGCTGGGCGTCTCCACGGAGAGCGTCGACAAGGCGCTCGTCAAAGCCTCGAAATCGATCACCCAGTTCGAGCAGGGGAGCAAGACCGCGGCGCAAGGCTTCGCCTTGCTCGGTCTTTCGCAGAAGCAGTTCGCCGGACTGAACAGCGACCAGAAACTTCTGCTCGTAACGAACGCGCTCGGAAAAATGACCGCCGGCGCGCAGAAAGCGACCGCGGCGCAGCTCATTTTCTCGAAGGGCGGCTCGGACTTCATTCCCGTCGCGAACGCGATCGCGGGGGAAGGCTTCGACAAAATCACGGCATCGGTTTCGAAGCTTGGTCTGCTCCTCACGCGGGACATGACCGACTCGGCGCAGGCGGCGAAGGCTTCCCTGCAGGAGCTCGAGGACGTCGGCGCCGGATTCGCGACGCAGTTCGAGGCGGGGATACTTCCTGCCGTTTCGGACGTCGGCGAAGCGCTCGCAGAGTCGCTCACGCAGGGCGGAGTGAACTTCAAGTCTCTCGGAGAGTACGCCGGCGAAGCGGTTCGCGGGATCTCGCTCGCGTTCCTCGCTCTCGGTCAGACGATCGGCACGGTCCTCGAAAGCATTCTCTCGATTTCCGGCGCCGTCTGGGGCGAGATCAAGAACCAGGCAATCACCGAAATCTCGGCGCTCGGACAGGCTTCCACGGGACACTTCATCACCGCGTTCAACACCGTCAAAACCGGCGTGAAGAACGCCACGGGCATCGTGACCGAGGAAGTCGCCCGGCAGATGGCCATCTTCGGAACGCTGAAGGACAGCGTCCAGGAGGATTACAAGAATCTGTTTCCTTCGGCCGAGGAGGAAGCCCGGCGCAAGAAAGAACGCATTGCCAAACTTCGCCCGGACAAAACAGAGGAGGTACCGCTCCCTCCGCTCGCGACCTCGCCGAACGATGCCGCGCAAAGAGCCGCGGCGTCTCAGTTCGAAAAATACCTGCAGGACGAACTTTCACTCCTCCGCGCGACCGCCAAGCAAACCGAGGAAATCGAGAAGCAGAAGTACGACCAGGGCGAGATTTCCCTGAAGGAATATTTCGACCGCCGGCGCGCGGCGGTGACGGCAGACGCCTCGGAAGAGTCCGCGATCCTGCAGCGCGAAATCACCGCGCAGGTTCACGCGGCCGAAGCAGCCGGCGCCGCGGGGAGGAGCGCGGACACACCGAAGGAGAAAGACAAGCAAGACGCACTCCGGATTCAGGCGCTCACGAAAGTGATGGACCTGCAGACCAAACTCAAGGAGAGCCAGATCGAGGCCTCGACGAAACTCACCGCGCTGAACCTGGAGGAATCGAAGGCGGTCGACGACCTCCAGAAAAAGCGCCTGACGTTCGAGAACGAGCTGCTCGTCGCGCAGGGAAAAACCTTCGAGGCGGCACGCCAGAAAATCATCGCCGAGGGCGAGGAGATGAAGGATCCGCGCGCGCTCGCGAAGTCGGGCACGTCCGCGGAGGACGTCCAGAAGCTGACGAACATTCGCCTGGAAACGCTGGCGTTCGAGCAGCAACAAAAATCCGAGCAAGCGGCGCTCTCGGAAAATGCCGACAAGCGCGACGAGGTTCTGAACCGGGTCAAGACCGGGCAGATTTTCGAGGCTCAGGGCGAAGCGGAAATCCGGAAGATCGAGCAGGAGCGCCTGGTCATCCTGCAGCAGATCGCGAAGCAGCTCCAGGCGCGCGCGGAAGTCACCGGCGCGGATTCGGATAGATCCGCCGCGGCAGCCGCGGCGAAAAACGCGGACGACGCGAACGCGCAGCTCGACACCACGGGACAACATGTCGCGGCGCTCAAAGGCGCGGTGCAGGGCGGACTCACTTCCGGGTTCGCGAATTTCTTCGAGACGGTCGGCCGCGGGAATCAGACCGTGGCGCGTTCGTTCGAGAACCTGGCCGCGAGCGTGGTCGGCTCGCTGCAGAAGGTCGCCTCTCAAATGCTGGCGACGTACCTCATGAAAAAGCTGCTCGGAGGCAGCGACAGTTCGGACAATTCGAGCGGCGGCGGAGGAGGAGGCGGTGGTTTGTTTGGCGTGCTCGCCGGTCTTTTTTCAGGCCACGCCGCCGGCGGTCTCATCAAGGGACAAGGCGGTCCGACCTCAGACTCGGTGCCGGCTCGACTCTCTCCCGGTGAGTACGTGGTGAAAGCGTCCGCGGTCAGCGCGTTCGGCGCGCACAACCTCGAGGCCATCAACCGCGGGCTGCAGGTTCCATCGCTCGCAAATCTTCGCCTGCCGAAATTCGCCGAGGGCGGACTCGTTGGTCCGGATGCCGGCCGCGGTTCGTTGGCGCACATCAATCTCGGCATTGGACTCGATGAGGGCCTGATTCTCCATCACCTCGGTTCGAAGGACGCCGGCCGAATCATCCTGAACCACCTCACCAACAATCCGAAGGCAGCCGGGAAAGCACTCGGAAGGAGCACAGGATGAGCATCCTCATCGGCTCGGCGACGGACTACGCCGACCTGTTGAATCAGCTCGACACGTTCCTCACCGGGACCGGCATGGCGCTGACTCCTTCCTTCGTCGGTACCGGAAACGGAACGATTGACGCGCACGGCGGCTCGGCGAGCGTGGTCGAGACAATCACCGTGACGTTCACGAGCGCGACGGCGTTCGGTGTGGTGGGCTCGATTTCCGGTTCCCTCGGAACGGGAGTGGTGGGTACGCTGTTCACTTCCACGAAAGCGAATCTGACCATCACGGCCGGCACGACGCCGTTTGTTTCGACCGATGCCTTCACCTTCGCCGTCACTCCGAAATGGACCTCGCTCCGGCGCACGACCGGCGTCGAGATGATTTGGCAGGCGCCCGGAAACGGAGGACTCGACCAGATCATCGTGGGCGCGAGCATTTTCTCGAACGTCACCGCCGACTATTACAACTGGAGGCTTGGCGGGTTCACCGCTTTCGATGCCGCTCTCGCGTTCAACATGCAGTCGGGGTTTCCTGGTGGGCCAGGTCAAACGAAACCGTCTCCGGTTCTCCCGCTGTGGAACTCCACGATTCCGTTCTGGTTTATCGCCAACGGTCGCCGCGTGATCGTCATCGCCAAGGTTTCCACGATCTATGCGAGCTGCTACCTCGGACTGCTGTCTCCCTACATGGCTCCCGGCGCGTTCCCTTATCCGCTGGTCGTGGGCGGGAGCCTCGCGTTCCATTCGAGCGAGCCCGTCGCGACCAGCACGAACTGGCGGTGGAGCTACGCCGGCGTCGAGATGGCAGGCTTCCCGTTCGGAAGGACCACGACCATCAATCTCGATTCCGACAGCGTCCTTCAACTGCGCCTCCCCTCGAGCGCGTGGCGCGGATTTTCCTCGAACAATCTCAATAACCCGCAAGGCGGAATCTGGCCGTACGGATGGGTTCTTCCATCGGATTGGGACTGGAGGCCGGACCTGGACGGCGGGTACTCGCTTCTGCCCGTGGTGCTGTGCGATGCGACGCCGAACGTCTACGGCGAGCTAGAGGGCGTGAAGGCCGTCACCGGATTTTCGCAGAGCGTCGAAAACACCGTCACCGTGAACGGCATCCCGCACCTGGTCGTGCAGAACGTGTTTCGCAATACGAAGTCGGATTTCTTCGCCGTCCGATTGAGCTGAGGAGAAGCCAATGGCGTATTCAAACGGCAGCGCGACGGGCTCGACCGATTTACTCCAGCAGCTCGTCACGTTCCTCGTCGCGAATGGCTGGACGCAAGACATGAGCACGGTGGAAGGACTCGGATGGCGGGCGCATCTGCACAAAAGCGGGAACTACGTCCACCTGCGCGCGCGCGAGCAGGAGCACACTTTTCTCGCCAACGCCGGAGGCACTAGCTTCGGCATCGACCTCTATCTCGGAACGGCTTTCGTTTCCTTAAGCGCCTGGAACAGCCAGGTAGGGGGCGCGCCGATCGCGAGCGGCGGATCGAATCCCGTCGGCGCGAGCGCGTACACCTCCGCGGGTCCCTTCACGAATTACTACTTCATGACCGATTCCTCCGTGGATAACGTGGTCGTGATCGTGGAAGTGACTCCGGGACGCTTTGTGTTTTTCGGATGGGGACTGTCGATCAATAAGGCGGGAACCATCACCGGGGGCCCGTATTTCTTCGGCTCATCGAATGGCTGGAACAGCACGCTGACGAGTCCGATCGCCGGAGCCGCGGGATATACCGCGACGGCGACCTGCCCGACCGAAACGGACGGCTACAGTCTCGGGACCGCGTTCGTGCGCGCGGATGTGGACTCGTTCACCGGGGCGTGGATTTTCATCGGCGGTCCACCAACCGGCGCCGAAGGCTACACGGGAAAACTGGGCGCGACCTCGGTCGGCATAACCGGCAGCAACACGTTTCCTTCCTATCAAAAGAGCGCCGGGGTGTCGGAATTCATCAACGTGCAGACGAGCGCGCAGGATGCCCGGGCAAACTTGCTTCCCGTGCTGCTCTGGGCGAACCGCGACGGGAGCTCGACCGGGTACTCCCTGCTCGGAAGTCTTCCGTTGTGTTTCGCGTCGAACGGCGTAGGAAACGGTTTCTCTAACGCCAGCGAGTACACCATCGGCGCGGACACTTACAAACTGTTCCCGAATTTCGCCGTCCTGAAGGTTCCCTGATGGCCGACTTCGCTGGATATCTGGCCGGCGAGGGTCCGGGCCGCGTGAGCCCGAAAGGGCTTTCCAGCGATGTCTCGGGCGGCGTCGCCGTCACTGCGCGCTCCGCCAGCATCGGAAAGTTTCCGCTGGCAGGCAGTCGGGGAATACCGGAGCCGTACCTCTCCATCTCGCATAAGGCCAAGACGGGCGTCATCGTGGAAATGTTCGGAGGGAGGCTTTTCGAGCGAGCGATCATTCTCCCAACGCTCAAGGCTCTCGGGTTTGTGCTGACGAACACGCAATTCCCCGTAGAGGTGTGGAACACTTTTCGAGATACCGACCAGGTTCTCACGTCGATCACGATTTCCGGTACCGGCGGAATCGTCATCACCGACCCGTACGGCGAGCCGCTCATCTACGCCGCACTGGATTCCCGGATCTACCAGGCGACGATCCCAGGTTCGGGCGCGACGATCATCGATCAGGAAGTCGTGTTCGCTTTCCTCTCCGGCATTCTGGGCGCGGATCTGCACGTCACCGGCTCGCGCGTCGCTCTTTTCTCCGTGGCTCCGGACTGGAACGAGGGAATGGCCGAGACGATCGAGTACCTCACCGACGTCATGAAAGCGTACTCGGACAACGAGCAGCGGCGCGCGCTACGCCAGTTTCCGCGGCGCGCGATGCGCTTCCGCGCTCTTGCGCTGAACGCCATCAATTCCGCAGGAATGGAATCCCTGGTGTGGGGATGGCAGAACCAGCCGTTCGGCGTTCCCTGGTGGCCGGACGCTTCTCCGATGACCGCTGACACGCCGGCGGGCTCCTTCGTCATCCCGTGCAACACGGCGGACCGCCAGTTCGCCGCGGGAGGAATCTGCTGCATCTGGCAGAGCGAGTACGTCTTCGAGTCGCTCTCCGTGGCGAGCGTCGCGCCTGGGGCAATCACTGTTTCCTCGCCTACCGTGCTCAACTGGAAAGGGTCTTCGGCAACCCTGGTCATGCCCGTGTTCCTCGCGCGGATCCCGGCTTCGGTCGAGGTCCGGCGATTCTCGAGCGCGATCGATCAGATCGATGTGCAATTCATAGGAGAAGCGCAGCAGACGGCGCCGGCGCCGACGATCTCCCCCACGCAGTACAAGAGCATCGACGTTCTGGAACTCTCACCGAACTGGGAGGCGCCGCTCGGCCGCACCTACAAGCGGTCGATGATCACCATCGATCCGAAGATCGGACCTGTCACCGTCGTGGACAAGGGCGGGAGCGCCATCGTGGGCCAGGAATTTCCGTGGTACCTGGACGGGCACGCGCAAGTGACAGCGTTTCGCGCGTTCATTCTCCGCCGGTTCGGGCAGCTCAATTCGTTCTGGATCCCAACCTGGGACCAGGACCTGGTCCTCGCGACCGACGTCGGCGCGAGCGACACGGGCATCGTCATTCAATCGGAGTTCTATTCGCGATTTTTCTTCCCGAATCCCGCGCGCCGGTTCATCGCGTTCATTCCGGCAAACGGCAGCGGGAATGTGTACAGGAAGATCACCGCCTCCGCGGACAACGGCGACGGGACGGAAAGACTGGTGCTCGACACTCCCACCGGAAAATTGTTTCACGCCGCGACCACGATGGTTTCCTTCCTCACGCTCGCGCGCCTTGGCTCTGACCGGACGCAAATCGACTGGATGAATGCGGACCTCGCTCAGGCAAACCTTTCGCTCGAGGAACTTCCGAGGGAGCTGCCGGCATGAGCTACGACGCAGTCGAGCAATCGGGCGCCGGCGCGCAGCCGTACGAGCTGTACTTGTTTCAGGGCACCGGCATTCTGTTCCCGCTCACGAGCGCGGACGAGCCGATCACCTATCTCGGAGACGTCTACACTCCCTCGACGATTTCGCGCAGCGAGTCGGAGCAGTCGAACGAGGTTGTTTCCGGGCAGATGAAGATCTTCATCCGGAAGGACCATCCGCTCGCGCAGCTTTTTTTGCCGTACCTGCCGACGTCGCCCGTCGCCATCACGGTCTACGCCTCGCACTATTTGGACACGGAGACGGTCGTGCTTTTCACCGGCACCGTAGCCGCTGCACGGTTCACCGACCAGTGCGAGCTCACTTGCAATTCCGACCAGTACTTGCTGCAGCGCAGGATTCCGCTGCAGCTCTACCAGTCTCCCTGCTCGCACGTTTTCGGCGATGCGGGATGCGGCATCCATCTCGCCGACCACACCTATGCCGGCACGATTGCCACGATCGATGCCACGGGCACGGTGCTGACAGTGACAGGGTTCGGCTCGCTTCCCGATTCCCTCACCGGCGGATATCTGCGCCACGGAAACGACGTGAGGATGATCGTCCAGAACTCAGGGACGACCGTGACGCTGCTCTCGGCGATTGCAGGAATGCAAGCGGGAGACGCAGTCCTCGGCATCGCCGGCTGCCAGCTCACGTTCGCCGCATGCACGGCGTACAAGAACACGTTCAATTTTCTAGGGTTCGATCTGATTCCCACGATCAACCCATTCGATGGGAGCGCCAGCATCGGCTAGGCGCTCGAAAGCAGGTGATGTCTTCTTCTGGATGCTGACGCTGTTCATCGCGACGACGATCGTCAGCGCGCTGCTCACTCCTCACGCGCAAGGCCCGCAGCCAAGCGCGCTCGGGGATTTCTCTATCCCGACGGCCGAGGAAGGGCGAGCCATCCCGGTCGTTTTCGGCACGGTGAAAATCAAGGGAGGGAACACCGTCTGGTGGGGAGACCTGCTCGTCAAGCCGATCAGACCGTCGGCGCTCTCCGTGATCTTTTCGTTCGGCCAGGCGCAGGCGACAGGGTTCCAGTATTTCCTCGGCTGTCAGTTCGCGCTCTGCCAGGGCTCGGTCGACGCGCTCATCGCCATCGAATCGGACGCGAAGGATATTTCCTACACTCCGACGACGATCCTGAACGGCAACGCCACAGAGAACTACATTCGGCTCGTCGCCAATTCACCGAACCTGTTCGGCGGAATCAAAGCCGCGGGCGGAGGCGGCGGCATCACCGGGATCATCGATTTTTATCGGGGTCAGCCGAACCAGCAGCCGAACGATTATCTCAGCCGAGTGCAAGGGCGCGTGGTGCTCGACCAGAGCGGCATCGGCTACACCTACGCCGGCGCAGGAAACGGAACGATAACCGGAGAGTCGGGAGGAACCTCCGCGCTGAATGAAACGATCCGAATCACGGCGACCGGAATCGACACCAACATCGCGCACTCGACCTACCTCAAAATGAAGTTCTCCGTGGTCGGGTCGCTCTCAGGGACCATCCAGGCATCGATCGCCAACGGCGACGGCTCGAAGGATTGCTTCGCGGACAACGCGTTTTCCGCGGCGCAAATCAACTTCACCGTCACGACCGGGAGCACTCCGTTCTCGGTGGGCGATCAGTTCGTGATCGTCACGCTGCATTCCCACATCGCGCCGGCGTACCCCAAGCTCTGCTATGCGGTGTTCGAGCAGCTTTATCTGGGAACTTCGAACTACGTGAAGCCGCTGGCGTTCATCGTGCGGCGCTGCCCGGATCCCTTCGCGATGGGCCCGGGGACCGCGAACATCGCGGGCGACGCGAACGCCGCCTTCATGATTTACGACCTGCTCACCGACGTCGACTATGGGCTCGGAATTCCCGCGGCGCGCATCGACGTCACGAATTTTCGCGCCGTGGCGACGACGCTCGCGACCGAAGGGCTCGGGCTTTCGATGATGTTCGACACGGCGGCGAGCGCCGACAACCTCATCGGCGAAATCCTCCGCCACGTCGACGGCGTGCTCTACACGGATCCCGCCACAGGACTCTGGACGCTGAAGCTCGCGCGCGCGGATTACGATCCCACGACGCTCCCGGTTCTGACGGTCGACAACGTCCTCGCGACGCCGGATTTTACGCGCGGCTCGTGGCCTGAAACGACCAACCTGATCGGCATCACCTTCACCTCGAGGCTCAACAATTTTAATAGCCGCATGGCCAGGGATTACGACCCGGCGAACATCGCGATCACGGGACAAGTCCGCGCGCAGACCATCGACTTCAAGGGAATTTCGCAGGAGGCGACGGCCGCTCTCGTCGCGACGCGGGTCCTGAAAACCTTCACGTATCCGCTCTGCAAAATCAAAGTGATCACCAACCGCACCGCGTGGAAGTGGAGGCCTGGAGGTTTGTTCAAGTTCACCTGGGCGCCGCTCGCGATCTCAAACCAGATTTTCAGAATCACGCGCATCGGCTACGGCGAGCTCGCGAACGGGAAAATCACCATCGACGCTTTCGAGGATATTTTCGGCATCGAGGACACCGCGTTCGGCGCGCCGCCGGCGTCCGGCTGGGTTAACCCAAATGCGCCTCCGGCAAATCCCGACTACCAGATGGCGATGGAAAGTCCTTATGCGTTCGAGCAATCCACGGACGAGCGCATTACCGTCGGCTGCGTTCGAGGCGACTCGAACAGCAAGGGCTTCGAGAAATTCGCGGACGAGGCTGGCGGGAGCACGTACGTCTCCTACGGAACGGTCGACGGGTTCATGCCGTCCGGTCTCCTCACCGCGCTCTATCCCGCAAACACCGCGGCGACCGACAGCACCGGATTCATTCTTTCCGCGACCGGCGCGCGCGATCTCAGTTTCCTTACAGGAACGACGCCGGCGGGACTCGCGAGCGGTTCCCTGATTTTGATGTTCGTCGATACGGGCGAGCTGTGCGCCTGGGAAAACGTGACGGCCAATTCCGACGGTACCTACACGATCTCGAATGTGATGCGCGGAATTTTCGACACTGTGCCGGCGGACCATCCGCTCGGAACGCGCGTGGTGTTCTTCGAGACCGGCTACGATTTTCTCAAGACG